TCCTGAATGACCTTGCGCCCGCTGAAGGTGTCGACCATCCGATCGAGCGCGCCCTCGACCTTCCCGGCGTTGGTCTCGAACCCCCGCAGCGACACGACGGCCGTCTCGACGGCGCGCGTAAAGTCGGTGAAGTCGCCGAGGAGCTGCCCGGTCATCGCGGCCATCGGTTACCGTTTTGCCTCCGTATTGAGCACGTCCACCAGCACCGTGTAGACGTCGCGCGGGAGCGCCCGCACGTCGTCATAGGTCCAGCCCATCGCGCGGCAGATGTTCAGGTCGCTGCGGACGCGAGCGCGCCAGGCGTCTCCATCGCCGGCGCCTTTTTTTTTGCCAGCGCCGCCTCCTGCGCCGCTTCGTGCGTGTCGATCGTGGTGATCAGCTCGCGCAGCGTCGCCTTGTCGAGCGCCCCGATCGTGTCGCGGCGGGCGTTCGCGGGATCATCGAGGTCGTAGGGAATCGGGCGATCGTCCTCGCCGACGAACGACCAGCCGACGAGATAGGCGAGGATCTTGGCGAACTTCTGGCGGTCCGCCATCGCGGTGAGGAGGTCGAAATACTCGCCCGCGTTGAGGTCGCGCTTGAGGTCGACGTAATCCCCGTCCGACACCACCACGCGCACCACGTCGGGCACGACGACCCGTGAACGTCCCATGACTCGTCTCCTTGTGCCACCCGAGGATCCAGAGGTCTTACCGCAGCGGCGGGCCGAGCGACGCCGTCCACCGATGCCCGTCCGGGTGGATCGTCATCGAGCGAATCGGCCAGCGCCACTCGCCTTTTTTGTGCTTCGCCACGAACACCAGCGGCCGCTGCGCCATTTTGAAGGCGTCCGCGAGTACCACGATCCCGCTCGCGGACCAGTCGCCGGCCTTCGTCCGGGAGACGCTATAGCCGTTGATGGCCGCGGCGGTGTAGTACTGCCACTTGATCGCCGCGACCACGCCCTGGATCACCCCCGGCGGTCCTCATCACGGCTGCCGGCGCGCGCGGTGAGCGGCAATCCCGTCGGGAAGGTCCACGGGCCGGCGCCGACGAAGCTGCCCGAGACGGCCACGCCGCCGTTCGCGTCGACGGTGATCTTGCCGTCGATGAGCGCCTTGCCCGTCCACTTCGTGCCGGTGTCCGCGGCGTTCGGGTAGAGCTCGAGGTACGGCTTGGCGGTGCCGAAGATCACGGCGAAGACGTCGAGGCCATCGACAGGGTCGAACCAGCCCCCGTAGCTGCCTTTGATGTCGGGCAAGCCATCGACATAAACATGATTCGTGTCACCAAACGCGGTGACGCGGACGTGGTCCTTGGCCATATCCAATTCCCACTTGTCGAGACCGGCGACGGCGACGGCGGTCGAGCCGCCGGTGGCGTCCATCCTGACTTCTCCGTGGGATCCGTGCAGGCGATCTTCAGCAGCCATGTGGTCTTCTCCTGTGCACCCGAGTTACGACGTGAGCGGCGAGACCCATATTTCGTAGTGCGCGCCGCGATGACTCCAGCGAATCGAGCGGTCGACTTCGTCAATCTCATCGAAGCGAATGCGTTCCTGGCGGCGCGAGAGTTTCAGCGCATAGCCGGGAATCGTCAGGGCCAGCGGCGGCGCCGGCGGCGGCGGGTCGAGGATCACATCGATGCGCGCGGTCGCCGCTTTGACATTCCGTTTGGCGACCGTCGACATTTCGATGGCCTGCACCGCATAGACGTACTGCTCAAACGCCCGGCCGCCGAACATCGCCGCGTCGTGCGACTCCACCAGCGACAGCAGCACGTACTGTGTCGACTTCTCCGGCGCCAGACCGAAGTAGACGCCGTTCGGCATCAGGCTCAGGAGCGTCGCATCGCTACTGAGCTTGGCGACGAGGGCGTTGTCGATGTCCGAGGAATCAGGCGGCACGGCGCGTCACCCGGAGCCCCGCGCGCTCGAGCAGCGCGGCGAAGGCGTCATACAGTTCCTTGCGCACGCGCGACATCGTCTTCTTGAAGACAAAGGTCGGCGTCCGGTTCAGCCCCTTGCCGACCTTGCGCCCGGCGACCCCGTGTTCGTAGAGCCAGGCATGCGGTGCCCGGCTCCGCACCACGGCGCGCGCGCCGCCGCTGCTGCGCGTGACCGTGACCTCGACGCCGGCGCGCAGGTTGCCGGTCACCCGGGGATAGGCCCGTCGGAGGTCGAGCACGGCGCGATTCCCCGCGGCCTCGACGAGATGGCCGGCCTCGCCGGCCAGGTGCTCGGGCAGGTCGCGGAGCTGCGCCTTGAGCTCGTCGAGGCCCGTGAAGACAAATCGCATGCTCATGGCGCGACCTCGACACAGAGCAGCACGAGCTCGACGTTGCGTTCTTCGGTATTCGTCACGCTCACCACGCTGAAGGAGCGGCCGTTGAAGCGCAGCCGCGTCTGGATCGTGACCTGCGGGTGATACGGCATCGTCACCCGGTGCGTGGCCGTCGCGATCACGGTGCTGCCCGTGGTGCGTTCGACGTTGCGCTCGAGCACCGGCAGGATGCTCGCGAACATCGCCGACGGCTGCAGCGGCACGACCGTTTCGGTAAACCCGCCATCGCTGGTCGGCACCGGCGGCCCCGGGTTGTCGAGCGTCACCCGGTGCGGCCGGAGACCCGCGGGCATCTGGATCGGGACGGGCATCGGCTCACACCAGCGTCGGATCGCGCTTGCGTTGCAGCAGCGCGGTAATCACCGGCGACAGATAGCCCTGCTCGCCCTGGTAGCCCTCGGATGCCCGGGCCGCGAGGGTTTCGGCGTCGTCCCCGCGCCAGCGGTAGAGCGCCCCGAACTGCAGCAGGATCGCCTGCTGGACGATCCGATCGCCCGTGAACAGCAGCGGGTCCGCGACCTTGAGGTAGTCCACGATGATGGCTTCCGCCGCGTCCAGCTTCAGCTGCAGGTCGCCGTCGCCGGCGTCGCCGGCCGGCGTCGAGAGCCGCATGTGATCTTTCGCTTCCTGCAGGGTCACCAGGACGCCCATCACCGCACGCTCTTCTGGATCAAGCGCCACGGCCCAGGCCCCTCGCCGGGCCGGATTCCCTTCGTGGCGGCCTTCGCGATCCAGTAGCCGTTGTGCACGACACAGTTGCCCTTCGCGTACGCCTCCTCGATCCTGAACGGCCCGCGGTCGTAGGGAATCGCCAGCGCGACGCTCTTGACCTGATCGCCGCGCGTGAGGCGCAGGACCATGCCGGTCCCGTCATCGACGCACTCCAGCTCGTCAAACCCGAGCCCGTCGGCGCCGTCCTTGCCGGGGGTGCCCGGCGGCCCGGGCTGCAGGGTCTTGACCTCGACCGCGGCGACCTTCTCCCTGACGGTGCCCACGTCGGCCAGCAGCGCCTCGACACGGCGTTCGAGCGCCGCGGCGGCCTCAGCCTTGGCCGCCTGCGCGATCGTGGCCTGGAGGGCCACCAAGGCCGTCTCCGTGGCCGCCAGGCGGGCCAGCAGCGGCGCCACCGTGGCCTTGACGGCCTCGACGACGACGTCGGCGACGAGGGTCGGGTCAGGCAGCAAGGAGCCCCTCCGCGAGTGCCTTCTGCCGGTAGGCCAGGCGGAAGTCCGCCGCCCAGGCTTTGTCCGCGAACTCGGGCGGCACGGCCGCCGGCGCCGGCGCGGGCTTGGCGAAGGGCTGCTCGGCATCGCGCGCCGCCAGCGCCTCGAGCGAGTAGTACTGCTGCTGCAGGTAGGGCGAATCGCCCCCGGGCACCGAGCCGACACCAAAGTACTTTTTGCGCGCCTCGTTCGGCGCGAGGGCGCCCGACCCGATCGACTCGTTGGCCGCCTTGGTCCGGCTCATGGCATCCATGTAGAACAGGTCCTCGACGTAGAACTCGGTCCCGTACGCGTTGCCGAACTCCGGGCCGAGGCTGAGGCCCTGATCCAACAAGGTCTCGATACTGACGATCAGGCTCTGGAGACACTGGCTGTGGAACTGGAGCGTCAGCTGTTCGACGTTGCCGTAGGCGGGGGTCTTCGTCGAGTCGATCATGAACACCGGCACGCGGAAACAGCCGCAGATCGGGACGGCCGTCCAGCCCAGTTGTTCGATCAGCTGCGCGTCCTGGGCGTTCATCGCCAGGCCTTCGTACTTCAACCCGTCCGAGACGACGAGGAGCTTGCCGGCGTTCGCCCCGCTGTACTCACGGGTAAACGTCTCCTTGAGCCGCGCGGCTTGCTCCTCCGTGATCGCGCCGGGCGCGATGAGGATGCCGCCGGGCCGCGAGCCATTCGCAAAGAAGCTCGCTGCGTTTTCGAGGATCTTGCTGCCCTGCAGCACCGCCATCCCGACCGCGTAGATCGGCGTGACCCCGACCAGGGGATGAAAGAGCGGCACCATCACGTCGTGGATAATCTCGCTCGCCGGCACGGCCGGCGTCAGGGCGATCTCCGCCGGCGTCAGGCCCGCGAGGTCATCGCGTCCGAGCTGGTAATAGACCGCGCCATCCGGCGCGACCAGCGGCGTCACGCGCGTCGGATCGAGCACGTGCAGCGCGGTGACGACCCCGCGCTGATCGCGCTGCAGGAGCACGTAGGTATTGCCGTGTAGCAGCTTGCTCACGATCCACGACTCGAAGAACTGCCCCGGGGTCTGGTAGTGATTGGGTTTCCGCAACACGGGGGAATAGGCCGGATTCGTGGTCTCGGACCAGATGCCCTCGTCGTCCTGCTCGACGAGGCAGCACGGCAGCTTGGCGATGTTGCTGGCGATCTGCGTGACGCACGCGAACACGGCCCAGTACGAGAGGGCCGTGTCCGCCGCGATCTCGTCGTTCTTCTGCCAGGCGCCCGTGTAGGGCTCGTGCACGACCGGCCACCAGCCGCCGCTCCCGCGGATGGGCGCAGCGGTGGCGGGCGCGATGGTGCGCGCGAACACCGAGCGGATGGCCGCGAGTACCCCCATGTGGGCTACTTGCTGCGCGGGGGCTCGGCGTCGGCGCTGCGCGTGGTGGTGGTGCCGGTTGGCGCGGGCCACGCGGTCGCCGTGAGGTACTTCACGGCATTGGCATTCGCTTTGGCCCAGTTCGCAAACCGCTCGGCGCGGAGGCCGACCAGGTTGTGCTGCCAGAGCGAGACCAGCACGGTGGTCGCATCCGCCGGGCTCGCGGGCGCCGAGTCCATCTGCAGCGACGCTTCGCGCGACGCGTCGATCGTCACGCCGCCATCGTCCGCGTACAGAATCAGCGATGGCTGCAACGCGATCACGTTCCCGCCCGCGGCCTGCGACGTGATGAAGTTCAGCCCTTTGTAGCTGCCGCCCTCGATCCCGATCCCGGGGAACTGGGGCGTCCCGTCGAGATTCGTACGGAAGGAGAGCGACAGGGCGTTGGCGGCCGACATGATGAACGTCACGCCGCCGACCGCGATGTTGTTCGTCGCGAAATGCGAGATGAGCCCCATGATGTCGGCCAGCGGATTGGTCGACGCGGCCGCGGTCGGCGCCCCGTTGGTGACCGACGCGGGGTTGACGCCCGCGACGGCGGCGACGGCGGGGTCGATGAACTGCTGGTCGAGAAACCCCGCAATCCCCGCGATCATGTCGGCCCGCACGAGGGCTTCGGCCGACGGACTCGAGAGGCGCACGAGTTCCTCGGTCAGCACGATGATCCCCGCGACCTTGGAGTACCCGAGGGAGGTCGAGGCCAGCGCCAGCTTGGTGACCGGTTTCGGCTTGGCCTCGCCGACCCAACCGTATGAGCCGCCGGCGGACTGAGCGGCCACCTTGGTGTTGAACGGCACTTGCCGCAACCCGGGGATTTTGCCGAGGATCGTCGCCGGGCGCAGGAGCTCGATGAAGTCCTGCGAGATCCCCTGGCTGACGAGCGGACCGGCCCACGTCGCGTCGGTGGTGTTCCCGGGCGCGATCGCGGCCTTGAGCGCCAGGGCGACCTCGGGCGTCGAATCGTTCCAGCGCGCCGCCGCGTACTCCGAGGCCTCGTGCAAGTTGCCCTTGCACGCGAGCGCCGCGCACGTGTAGCGCACAAACGCGGTGCCAGGGGGCACGAGGGACTTCACGCGGATCACGCCGCCGCGGATGTCGCTGCCCGCCTGCACCGTCTTGGTCTCGGGAATCGCGGTGGCCGTCTCGATCGCGACCGCTTCCTGCTGCTTCAACCGCTCGACGTGCTGGTCGATGCCTTTGAGCGCGAGCTGCAGCGAGTCGTACTCTTCGGATTCCTTCCCGTCCAGGGTCGTGCCCGTGTCGGCCGCGTCCTGCATCAGCTCGGCCATCCGCGCGGCTTTGGTCTCACGCGTGGCTTGCCAGGTCTTGAGTTGTTCGGCGATGGTCTGTTTGGTCATGGCGGGGGGCGCGCCTTTCCGCGCGCGGTCCAGGGACACGCCCGCGACGCCGGGCTCGTGAGGGCGGGACGCCGCCAGACTTTTCACCAGGAGGATCGACGCCTGCTGATTGGCAGGAATCGTCACCAGGGACAGTTCGATAATTTCCGTTTTCAAGAGGCGCAGGCCGCCGCTCTTCAGCGCCTGGACGGCTTTGTCCAGGACCCGGTAGCCGATCGAGACGCCGGTAATCAGGCCCTTCTGGATCGAGTCCCACGCCTCATCGACGCGATCTTTCACGCGACCCGGCGTGTCGAACGTCGGGAGCGTGGCTTCAAACGTGATCCCCGCGGCGGTGGCGTGCAGGATTACCGTGCCGATGGGTTGCTTCTGATCGTGGTAGAGCAACAGCGGGAGCGGATTGCGGAAGGTCACGCCCGCCGGGTCGACGCTGTGCCCTTGCCGATCGAGTTCAGGCGTGGAGGCGAGGCCGGAAAAGGTGCGGCGCTCGGGATCGAGAGCCTTGACGTGCAGGAGGGCGCAGGCGCGATCCATTCGGGGTGCCCCGAGTGTCGCGGCCCCGTCCCGCCCGCGCCTATTTTGTGTCGCGATTAATTCGGGCGGGGTGGCAGGTGCGGCGGATCAATTCAGGCACGGTACAGCGCTCGCGCGCCGCCCGCGTGTAGACTGCGTCGTATTGCTTCGCCGGCATCCGAAAGTGCAGATCGACGGAGTGGTCGGCGGGATCGAGCCGCGGGCGGCCAGGCCGGCGGCGCTTCTCGGCGTCGGTCACCCGAGCACCAGCATCTGATACACCGGCGGCGCCGCCGCGGCCGCCGTGGGTTGCCGCAGCACGCCGCTGATCGCGAGGAGTAGCGCGTCGATCGCGTCGATCTTGTTCGCGGACTCGGGCGATTCCTTCTTTGGCAAGATCGAATCGTCGATCCGCCGGCTCACCACCACGTTGCTGGCCTGCCACTTCAGGCAGGCGTTGCCGTCATGCCGGAAGCGCCGATGCTTCACGCGCGCCTCGAGCTCCCGCGCTGGCGGCGTGAACGAGCGCGCGTTCTTCGGCTCCTGCCGCGCCGGCAGCCCGCTCGTGGACAGGTTGCCCACCAGCTGCATCGAGCCGAACTGGTCGAACGCGATGTCGCGCACGTCGAACGTCGCACACCAGCCGCGCACGTCCTGCTCGATGCGGGCGTAATCGATCATGTTGCCGTCGGTCAGCGTCAGCAGGCCAGCCTCGGCCCAGAGGCGATACTCCGGAACGGCGCGGGCGCGCTCGTGCACGACCTGCTCGGGCAGGTAGCACCGCACGAACCCGACGAGCTGCTCGCCGTCGCGAAAGACCAGCGCCACGGCCGCCAGATCGTCGACCTGCGCCAGGTCGCCCCCGATCCAGCAGGGCCGGCCCGCGAATGTCTCCAGCGTCAGGGTCGGATCCGCGCACGCGTCCCACGCCGCCATCGACAACCAGCTGGCGTGACTGTGCAGCCAGCGGTTGCAGATCTTGGTTTGGAACTCGCCCTCGAGGCCGGGCGCCTGCTGCGCGTCGCGGCAGTACTGCTCGACCCATTCCCGCTTCGGCGTGATCCCGATCATCGGGTTCGCCTTCTGCCACACGCGCGGATCCCGCCAGTCGTCCTCGTCATCGAGCGTGAAAATCAGCCCACAGAGATGATCCGCCTCGAAGACGCCCTCGAGCACCTTGGTCAGTTGCGTCCGCAGCGCATACCCGACCGAGAGCATGTCGTAGCCGGCGGTCGTCGGACAGAGCAGCAGCGGATTGCGCCGCGCGCCCTGGGCGCTCTTGAGCACGTCGTGGAGCTCGAACGTTTGCGCATGGCTTTCATCCAGGATGATGCAGCTCGGGTTCAGCCCGTCGAGCGTTGAGGCCTTCGCGTTCACCGGCTGAATCGTCCCCGTCGCATCGGTGACCGCGTTCGCGTAGACCCGTAGGCCGTGCGTTTCCTGCAGCCACCGCGAGCGCCGCACCATCCGTTGCAGGATGCGAAAGACGATCCGCGCCTGCTGCCCGGTCGTCGCCCCGCAGACAATCCACGCGCCGGCTTCCATCTCGTGCCGCATGTGGTAGAGCGCGATCGTCGCCATCAGCGTCGACTTCGCCGCCTTGCGCCCGACCTCGAGGTAACACACCGTCGCGCGCCGCAGCGTGGGATCGCGCCGCTGGCGCCAGCCGAACAGCGTCGTGACGAGGAAGATCTGCCAGGGCTCCAGGCGAATCAGCGGCGTCGGCCAGCTGCCCTCGACATGCGGACACTGCTCGATGAACCGGCACGCCTGCCGCGCCTGCGCATCGCTCCACACATACGGCCAGGTCGGATCGGTTGTCGCGCGCGCGACGTCGCGCTGCTGCCGCGCGCAGCTGCGTTGCAACCACTTGCCGGCCACGACGCGGCCGCCCAGGACATCCGCCACGTACCGGCGCGCGATGCCGACATAATCCCGCGCGAACCCCTTCGCCTTCGGCTTTGCATCCGTCTTGGATCCGGTCGTCACCTGGCGCCGACGTTCGCGCGTGATCTCGAGCGTGCCACGCCGCTCTTTCTCCTCGATCGCGAGCGGGGCCGGGCCGCGTTTACTCATGAAGCGTCAAGGCATGAAACAGCGCGCGATGAAATGTGCGGACGCGAAAAAAAGCC